AATACTGTATTTATAGGATTTGCCATTACCTATATAATTAACTCTTAATCAGGGTGTCCAGGGTTCGAACCCCTGGTGGTCCACCAAAATAAACCCGCACTACTGTGCGGGTTTTTCTTTTGACATCATTTTTATCAGGGTACCTTTTGACATCATTTTGACATCAATTAGAATATATTTGAAATCTTCTCTACCACATCAGCTTCCATAATCGGAGTGACGTGAGAGTAGGTATCCATCGTTTGTTGATATGAGGAATGGCCAAGCCTCATTTGTACGACTTTAAAGTTTACACCTGCTTCCAATAATAGAGTAGCATGTGTATGACGGGTATCGTGCATCGTAAAGTCCGGTCTACCGATTGCGGTAGCAAACTTTTTACACTTTAGAGAAACCTTAGCCGGATCACGAGGATTTCCAAACTTACCAGGGAACACGAGATTGTTATTTCTCCAGTTTGTCGCTTTGAGCCTTCGTTTATCGACGCATGTGCGAAGTTTTAGTAGCTCTGCGATAGTTTTATCGTCGAGTGAGATAGAACGCCTTGACGAGCTGTTTTTAGTTGTTTTAGAGATAGTCGTGACTTCATCGATACGTAAAACTGTCTGATTGACAGTTAATGTCTTTTGTTTTAAGTTGACATCATCCCAGGTTAAACCGAGTATCTCACTACGGCGTAAACCAGTGGTAAATGCTAGCTTAAACAGTGCGTGCCATTCGACATCATCGATTTGCTCAAGGAAGGTTTCTACTTCTTCCTTGGATAGTGTTACCATCTCGCGCTTACGCTCTTGTTTAGGCTTCTTAACCAGTGTGGCCACGTTCTTCGATATTATCTCGTCCATGACCGCCTGTTTAAGGATTGCCCTAAGAACGGTTAGCGTGTAACTGATGGTCCGTGCTGATAAGTGGCCCATGTTATTTATTAAAGCCCTTACGTTTAATGCTGATAGCTCAACTAATCGTATTGAGCCTATGAAAGGTACAATATAGGTTTTAATAATATATTGATAAGAGGAGAGAGTATTTTGTGAAATCGTATCCTTTTTAAGCCTGATCCAATACTCGCACCATCTCTCAATCGTAATGGTATTATCGTAGTTAGCGCATTGTGCTAGTGATTCAACGTAAGCATCACGTTCAGCAATAGCCGCTTTCTTGGTAGTGCCATAAAAGTATTTACGCTTACCGTTTATCATCTTCGATACTTGGTAGCGTCCATCGTCTCGTTTTTTAGCCATAAAAATAACCTCCTAGGCTTAAATTTGAGTATAAGAAATAAGCCTTAGAGGTTTTATGTGATATAATAGTATTGGAGTAAAAATGAAATACCTCTAAGGTATGTAGTTTTTAGTAGCCCTCACTGCGGTGAGGGCTTATTTTTTTTATCTAAAATACAGAATCTAGTACATTGTCATACCAGTGCTTTTTCTTTTTAGGCTGTTGCACTTCTTCAGATGGAGCCTGGTGTATCTCATGGTCAGCTTGCCATTTTGCCAGTGCGTTTTTAGTGCCTTCGTCGACTTTATGTAAGTCGTCCATTTCTTCTTTTGTCATGTTGATAGTACGTTCAAGATATTCCTGCTCATCTAGTAATTCGGTACTCCCGTCATCGTAGTGTACTAGTACCTTAGGACCGTCTAAAGCCTTAAACTCATCGTGAGATACTTCGGTTCTAGCGAATCCTGTAACTGTAACTAAGGCAAGCATAGTAGTAATTAATAAAGTCTTTTTCATGTTAACATCTCCCTTTTATATAATCCCTTATAATACTGATACATAATGATGGTAGAAATCTATAGCCTCTAATTCGGCATCATCGATACATGTTCGACGGACCATTTGCTCTACTAAATTAACGTGATGGTCTAAATAGAAGTCGTCATTAATAATATGCATTAATTCGTGCTTAATTTCTTCCCTCATACGATCATGAGGGAGGTTTTTGTTTATATAGATATTATGAGTATCTATATCTTCACATTCCTCTGACACAGCGTTGGCATGTGGCAAGTCACAGTAAATCAAATTTACAACCAATATAACACTCTCCCTTGTGTATTATTTGTTTTTTAGTTTTAAAAGCTCAATATATTCGACTGCTTTTTCTAAATCCTCCTTACTTATATCTTTAGCGGCAGAGAAGAGCATACGAGCTCCTGGACGTGTGCGTAGGTATTCAGCAAATTCGGCTGCTTCACGGTCAGTGTAATAGCCGTCTGTATATTTCTCTACTAGTTCAGATTTAGGAACGCCAAAATAGTTTGCCAATAACTCAATTTTATCGATTCTAGGATACGTATTTCCCTTTACCCAATCGGTAAACGTAGTATACTTTAGCCCTAAATCAGCGCATATTTTATTGCGATCAATTCCGCGACTATCCATTAGTCGTTGAATATTCTCGGCCATAATAGCCTTGTTGCCTAAATCACTCATAATAACCTCTCAAACACGGAATATATTAATTAATATACCTATATATTACGACATTTTCGTAATAAAATCAATATTTTACGGAAATTTTACGATAGTTTAAGTTTAGTTTATGGACATTACGGATAAACCGTAGTAGAATGATGACTGTAAACAAGATGTGAGTATCGAGAAAGGAGGTAGCTTATGAAGTATACATTAAAGATGTTAAGGGCTTCAAAAAACTGGTCTCAACTTACGGCATCTAAAGCGATTGGAGTGTCTGTTGATACTTGGGGAAATTGGGAGCGTAAACGCTCTTACCCTGATGTTCCTCACATAAAAAAGATACAAGAAGTATTTGGTGTAACGTATGACGACATTATTTTTTTATAGTTGATTACGGTTAAACCGTTACGGAGGATAGGTTATGAAAGAATTCGTAATCAGAATGTTCGGCGAATCCATTACGGAGCGCATGAACGAGTTAGGCATGCCTAAGACGGCACTGATCAAACAAGCTGAAATCTCGATGGATACATTAAACCGAGCTATCAAGGGAAAGTCAGTGCAAATGTCGACAGTCGTTGGTATCTGCTATGCGTTGTGTGTCGATGATACCGAAAGTCACGACTTTTGGGAAACCGATTACTACAACCCTAAATTAGATAGGAGGTAGCTATGAATAAAAAACAATTATTAGAACTAGCTAGTTGTTGCTTATGGATTTTAGCATTAGGCTTGTCCGCAGGTATAAGTTTATTCGTGATGTTATCCTTGGTGCTTCTAGCGTTCTAGGAGGCGCCCATGAATAAGATGTGTATCACAGTAGCGGAAGCTGCGGAGCTTGCTAGCGTACCGCAAGCCGTTATCCGAGAATGGGCGCAAGATTTTGACTTCCCGTCCATGAAAATCGGTAAGCGTGGAGGTAAACGCCTTATCCACGTAGAGTCGTTTAATGCTTGGCTTGCTAAACGATGCCAGGCACGAACAGGAGAGTAGACATGATGAAAGTAGTTTATGTGCTTCGCATTATTGCAGCCATATTAGTAGTAGGAACTGTCGGTTCTATTGAAATTGACCGCATTGATTTATGGACTGGTATGTGCCAGGGTTTACTAGGTATCACTCTTTGGTTACTTACTGGTTACTGGATTGAGGAGCTAAAAGAGTATGAACGATAAACGATGCTCCTTCTGTAATAAAAGGATTAAAAGTCCTTACACAAATTGGTCGTACCTAACAGGTAAGCCTCGTATAGTGTGCGATAACTGTAAAGACATACACCCGTGTGTAAATAGAATAACACGTTTATCCAAACGTGCCTAGTGAAAGGAGGTGAGGACATTGCGAGACTGTACAACGTGCCCTAATAGAGATTACTGCATTCCTGATGAGTGCGAGCACCTGGGCACAAAAAAAAGCACCCCAAAGCACGGCAATGCTAAAGGGCGCATAGAAAAATATCCATTTAAAGTATATCACATCATTAAGCCGAAAGGGAATAGAACAATGATCGAGTTAAAAATCACAGTAGATAAAGCAGTTGAATTAGAACAAGAAGTGAAAGACCTATATCAATCCATCGTAGGTACACCTGTTAAAGAAGTTGAAAACTGGACAACAAATGACGTTAAGCCAGCTAAGAAGGAAGCCCCTAAGAAAGCTGAACCAGTTAAGGAAGAACCTAAAGTAGAAGAACCTACACCTAAGGAAGAACCTAAAGCAGAAGAACCAGCTAAAGTTGAAATTCCTAGCCTAGAAGCAACTCGTGAAGCAGTGAAAGACGTAATGGCGAAAGCTACTGACAAAACGAAAGCTAAAGGCGAATTCAAAGCCTTCTTAGATAGCATCGGCGCTGAAAAGGTAACTTATGCTACCGATGAACAACGTATTCAAATTATGGAATGGGTGAATAGCCGTGGCTAAGAAACACGCCTTACTAGGGGCATCCAGTAGTGCCAGGTGGTTAGTATGTACTCCTTCAGCAAGACTAGAAGCGATGTTCCCTGATGAACAATCACCGTATGCTGCGGAAGGAACTGTAGCACATGACCTGGCTGAATCAATTCTACGGCATAAGCTTGAGGGCAAAAAAGCCCCTAAGCTTGATGATTACTCCGCTGAAATGATAGAAGCGGTTAATCGATATGTCGACATTTGCGAAGAAAAGGTAAACGAAGCTCGTGCTCGTTCCTCTGATGCGGAAGCCATGATTGAAGCACGGCTCGACTTCTCTAGGTGGGTACCTGAAGGCTTTGGTACTGGTGACATGGTAATCGTAGCGGACGGCATCCTGGAAGTAATCGACCTAAAGTATGGCAAGGGAGTTCCTGTTAGCGCCGTTGAAAATACACAAATGCGACTATACGCATTAGGTGCTTACGACGTGAACGAGTTCTTATATGACGTTAAAACAGTTCGTATGACGATCGTTCAGCCAAGACTTGATAGTGTATCTACCGACGAAATGGCACTTGAAGAACTTCTTGATTGGGGCGAAGATATCAAACCAATCGCGCAACGTGCCTGGGAAGGTGAGGGCGAATGTACGCCTTGCGATTACTGTAACTTCTGTAAAGCACGGCACACCTGCCGGGCATTAGCAGATACTTGCCTTGATACATTCTATAAGAATGGCGGTAAGCTTAATCAATTACTCACTGACCGTGAAGTATCTGACATCCTAGGGATGAAAGATTTAATCACAAAATGGATTAAAGGTGTTTACGACTTTGCTTATGAAAAAGCCTTATCGGGTGAAAAGCAATGGCCTGGATATAAATTAGTAGAAGGTACATCAAGACGTACCATAACGGATCCGGATGCTGCAGCTAAAACGTTGCTCGATAACGGCTACAAAGAGGAAGACATCTTTAAACCACGTGAACTCGAAGGTATCACAAACTTACAAAAGGTACTCGGTAAAAAGGGCGTTGCCGAATACTTAGAAGCATATATCGAAAAACCGGAAGGCAAGCCTACACTTGTACCGGAAAGCGATAAACGCCCAGCAATCAATACAGTTGAAACAATGATGAATGAATTTGAAGATGAGGTATAAGAGATGAACAAAACATTAACAACAGCACTTGCAATTTCCGCGTTGGCAGTAAACGTAGCTGGCGCAACTAACACAGTAGGCGGTACAGATAATACTATCTCCGCAACGTCTACAAGCTCCGCAGTATGGGGCTTCCAAAATAACATCGACGCTAATAATGCGTTAGCGTTCGGTACTAACAATACTGTAACTGGTGAAAATGGGTTTGCAGGTGGCAATAATGCCACTGCCGCAGGTCGTAATTCCTTCGCGTTTGGTTCTCACGCCGAGAGCTTGGTGGAGTACACCGTAGCAATCGGCAACCAAGCTCGAGTTTCTAGCTACGACAGTGTAGCTATCGGCAACGGCGCTTTCGTATCCGGTGAATCTAGCGTAGCACTTGGCCGTACTAACAACGTAACTGGTGAAAACTCCGTAGCAATCGGTGCTAACAACGGCACAGTAGCCGGCGGTCAATCCGCCGTAATTGGCTACAACAATAAAATTGGTGCCGATAAAGAACAGCTAGTATTTGGCTCGAACTCCGAATCTAGTGGTCAAGGAGCCCTAGTGTTTGGTACACACGCAAAAGCAGTAGCAATGGACGCTGTTGCGTTTGGTAATAACACTATTGCTGACAAACCGAATGCGGTGGCAATCGGCACAAATAGTGTTACCGATGATGCGGTAGGCGTCGACGGCATCACAATTAATGGTACTCGCCATGTGTTTGCAGGCGAGCAACCGGCAAGCGTTGTATCCTTCGGTTCTAAAGCCCGTGCTGGTGCAGGTGGCGTAGCTCAATACAACCGTCAGCTCACGAATGTGAGCGCGGGTCAAATCTCCGCTGATTCATTAGACGCTGTAAACGGTAGCCAGCTCTATGCGGCTATCGATGAAATCGAGACGAACGCTAAACAAATTGCCAAAAACAAACAAAACATTAAGGACGTGGCAGTCGGTTTGAATATGCTCGGCGACGTAGTGAACGATCATGAACAAGCTATCGCAGGTCATACTACTGCAATCGCTAACAATACTAACCGCATCAATGGTAATACATCTGCTATCAATACTCTTGGCCAAAAGGTATCTGCTAATACAGCGGATATCAGAAGCCTTGAACATGTGGCAGACAATCACGAAGGTCGTATCACGACTTTAGAAAATCGTTCTATTGGCTTAGCTAATGACATTAACAACAAGGTCAACAATCTTGGTCAACGTGTTAATAAGTTAGGTGCAAGCTCCGCAGCACTTGCTGGATTGCACCCATTAGACTTTAACAGAAATGACAAAGTCAGCTACGCTGTAAGTTACGGCCACTACCGTAACAGTAATGCAGTAGCGCTCGGCGTATTCGCAAGACCTAATGAACGTATCATGCTAGGCTTTGGTGCTACGCTAGGCGGTGAGAACCAATACACAGTCAACCTTGCATTTAAGACTGGCAAAGGTTCTGACTACATCGCAGAAGCTAAAGATGCGCAAAGCCGTATTTCTAAACTTGAAGCACTCGTAAACAAATTAATGTCTGAAATTAACAAATAAGGAGACCGTAACAATGGCAAAATTAACAACTGGTATCGTAAGACTTTCCTATGCAAACATCGCTCAACCTCGTAAAAACGACGACGGCAAAGCAAAATATAGTTCCCAAATCATCATCGATAAAACAGATAAGAAGACAATCAAAGCATTTGAACGTGCGATTGAAGAACTTAAAGCGGATCCAAAAGCAGTAGCTAAGGTAGAAGGTAAAGCAGCATACCTTAAATTGAACTTACGCGATGGTGATACAGATGAAGCAGTAGCTGACCAACCTGAGACATACGCTGGTAAATTCTTCATTAATGCGAATAGCGATAAACAACCTATCGTATTCACTCGTGACAAAATCAAGATGGACCAATTCGACATCGAAGAAGAAATCTATTCCGGTGTGTACGCGCAGGTCGCATTATCCGTATTCGCTTATAACTTCAACGGTAAAAAAGGTGTAGGCTTTGGTCTAAATGGTGTTCGTAAAGTTAAAGATGGTGACCGCCTTGGTGGTGTTCATGTATCTGCTAGCGACTTTGGTGACGATGATTTAGGCGACCTAGACGATGACGATATAATCTAAGGAGGCATATATGGAGCTCAGTATTGATGTGGAAACGTATTCTGACTGCCCTATTAAAAATGGGGCCCAGCGATACGTTGATGATACAACATTTGAAATACTGCTCTTTGCCTACAGCTTCGATGACGAACCGGTCGAAGTAATTGATATGACAAAGGATCCACTGCCCGAAAGGGTGGTGGACGCTTTGTATAACAAAGAAATTACAAAGACCGCCTTTAACGCAGCATTCGAAATGTTGTGTCTTAAAAAGTACTTCCCTGATGCGGATTACACGAACTGGGAATGTACCTCTGTACTAGCGTTATACTGCAGTTTACCTGCAAGCCTCGATAATGTGTCTAAGGCTTTACGATTAGGTGAAGCCAAGGATGCAAGAGGTAAACGCTTAATCCACTTCTTCTCTGTACCACGTAAGCCTACTAAGACAAATCCTAAGACACGTAATATGCCTGAGGATGCGCCGGAGAAATGGGCGGAATATATTGAATATAACCGCCAAGACGTAGTGGTTGAGAAGGCAATTCGTAAACGCTTACTTTCGCTAAAACCACCTGCTATCGAGCACGAGTACTGGTTACTCGACCAAGATATCAATTGGCGAGGCGTGAAAGTAGATATGGAACTCGTCGATGCAGCGCTTGCTTGTAACGACGAAATCGTGGAAGAAGCTACCGAGTCATCCAAGATATTAACGGGTTTAGAAAATCCGAACAGTACCATGCAACTTAAAGAGTGGCTAACTGCAAGACTAGGATATGATCTAGACACAATGCGAAAAGACGATGTATCAAACCTCTTGGCACAGGATATCCCCTCCGATGCTCGCAAGGTACTACAAAATAGACAGGTGCTCGGTAATTCCTCCATCAAAAAATACTTGGCTATGAAGAACGCTGTGTGTTCTGATGGTCGCATCCATGGCATGCTTCAGTTTTATGGGGCAATGCGTAGTGGACGATGGGCAGGTCGTGTAGTACAACTGCAGAACCTACCTCGTAACTACTTAGAAGATTTAGACACAGCTAGGGAAGTCCTTAAAAGTAGAGATGTAGAAATGCTAGACCTACTCTACGGAAACCCTGGTGATGTGATTAAGCAACTTATCCGTACTGCTCTTGTAGCAGAGGACGGGCACCGATTTATTGTAGCCGACTTCAGTGCTATTGAAGCCCGTGTTATAGCTTGGCTAGCTCACGAGAAGTGGCGCCAGGATGTATTTGCGCAAGGTGGCGACATCTACTGTGCATCTGCATCTAGCATGTTCCACGTACCGGTCGAGAAGCACGGTGTTAATGGTCACCTTCGCCAAAAAGGGAAGGTAGCAGAATTAGCGCTCGGCTATGGTGGCGGTGTAGGCGCCATGAAAGCGATGGATTCAAAAGGTGAAATTCCTGAGAAGGAGTTACCTGGTATCATCGAAGCTTGGCGACAAGCAAGTCCACGAATTACGAAATTTTGGAAAGATGCAGACAGCGCAGCAAAGCAAGTAGTGAGAACAGGAGAACCCGTACGAATTAGACAAGGCAATATTAAATTCTTTAAATCGAAAGGCTTCCTGTTCATTGAATTACCGTCCGGGCGAAGACTTGCCTATGCAAGACCTAGACTTGGACTTAACCGATTCGGTAGCGAATCGATTGAGTATGACGGTATGGATCAGGTTAAGAATACATGGGGCAGAGTTGAAACCTACGGAGGAAAGCTCGTCGAAAACATCGTGCAAGCTGTTGCAAGAGATTGCCTAGCCGCATCAATGCTACGACTTTCTAAAGCAGGGTACAAAATTGTAGCCCATATCCACGACGAAGTGGTTATCGAAGCGCCTATAGGCGTAGGCAGTTTAGAAGAAGTGATAGATATCATGTGTGAACCGGAGCCCTGGAATGAGGGCCTCATATTAAACGCAGCAGGGTTTGAGAACCCTTACTACATGAAGGATTAGGAGGACAATTCTTATGAAACTCTCAAAACAACAAATTCAACAACAACGCGAAGCAATCGACGGCTTATATGAACTCGTAAAAGATGCACCAGCTAGCGAACGTAAAGATACAGCTATGGCATATTGCGAAGGATGTATTGCTGCTTGTGACCTCGCGCTTAAGATATTAAACGGCAAGAAAGTAGAAGCTCCTAAGGTGGAAGAACCTGCAGTTGCAGAAACTCCAGCTGAAGCTACTCCGGCAGTAGAAGAGAAACCTAAGCGTAAACGTACTACTAAAAAGAAAGAAGAACCTGTAGTCGAAGCTCCAGTAGTTGAGGAAACTCCTGAAGAAGATGTTTTAGACGATTTGTTATAAGAGAAAGGATAGCGCCTTATGAAGGTCTTATTCAATCTACAAGTACAAAGGCTGTACGACCTGGTACGGCGCAATCAAGTATCACCTTTTAACCCTGCAAGTTATTACCATGTACCTTGTGAACACTCCTTCGCTAATCTTTGGCCAATGGAATCTAATGGGTTCGGGATAGTGCCTTGCCGGGAATCAGATGAGTTCTATTGTCCAAAATGCGGTGAGCGGATCAACGCTAAAGGGTTTACTGCAGAAGTTGGGTATAGCGCCACAGTTCCTCTCTCACTAGACCTATCAATTATAGATAGGGGCGATAAACTGGACGTGCAATTTGAGTACGACACGGTATACGCCGACGGTGATAATGGGATGATTTACAAAGGCTATAAATCTCATGTTATTGATGTAATACGGTTTGACTTCAAGCAAAGAAAAACCTTTACCATACTCAAGAAGCGCTCACGCAGCGACGTCGTCGAAGAAGCGACAGTCTCTCCGTCGGGCTTTAGTAATTCCCTTTCATCGTTAGTTTGGTTCGTAGCCACTCCTGACTGCAGACTACATAACTACCGGGATGAGTTAAAACGTTTCGCTAAGGTATTAAAAGAAGTGTTCTTCGAGAAGCTTTCAAAGGCAGTAGGGTATAAAGTTAAATCTATTAGACAAGGCGTACAGGTATCTAACAAGTACGGAGCTCTAGATAACCTACTTCATAACTTAGTATGGAAATTACAAGCTCCGGATGCACCAGCTATCAATGATAGCCTAAAGCGTGACTATGACGACTACTATAATCGGAAATTCCCCAACGAGACACTGGGTATGGGTAACGTATTAGAGTTAACGATAAAAGGTGATTCCTTTGTAAAGGCCTTAATCAAGGCTCATAACTTACCTAATACTCGATGGGTTAGACGGTTATTACACGATAGGCCGTTCTTCTATACGAAGATCATCAAAGTTATGGCTACGTTATTTAAGAACAAGGACTATCAAAAGGCTATGGTCGATGTTATCAAGAATAACGCCGATAATACAAGTTATATTCAGTCTTGGCCTTTATGGCGAGATGACCGCGATTTATCGGTAATCCGTAAATTTGTTAATATCCTTAGCCATCAATACGGCGAGCGCCAGGCGTTCTTATTCATTAGAAACGCGCCTTCCTATCATGATATTAGAGATACAGCTAGTATGTATTTTGAGTTATCGAGAAGTCGCCGTAAAGAGGTTTGGGATACTCGCATCCAGGTGCGTAACCTACATGACACAATCTCGAGGATGCAAAAGTTCGACAAAGTGGAAGACGAAATCGTTCAGCAACGTAAAGCACATCGAGTGCTAGCTGATATGGTTAACGGTTATCGCTTTATGGCGATAGGTTCTACTCACGGCATCATTGATATGGGTATACAGCTTAATAACTGTGTAAGCTCCTATATCAAGAAGGTGAAAGCAGAAACGTGTGCTATTGTAGGTGTCTATAAATGTAACGAGCCAGTAGCGTGTATCGAGGTTAACCCCGTTAATGATGCGGACGACTTCGTAGAGATACACCAAGCTAAACTTAAAAACAATCGTGGCGTATATGAAGACCACGATATCAACGGAGCGGTAACGCAGTGGGTATCATCTCACGGCTTATGCGTTCCGGCGTATGTACGAGATATCCAGTTTGCGAAGGGAGGAGCGATGTAATATGGATACTACTATCATCATAGCTACGGGCAGAAGTCGCTCCGCCCGTAGCTGGAAGTCTCAGAAAATGACTTGGGGTGAATTGGTCAGTAAATTGGCCGAGCCAACTGTAACGAATGAAACGGCTGCTGAATACGCCAAGATGTCTAAGGCTGATCAAGGCCGAAAGAAAGACGTCGGTGGTTTTGTTGGTGGCTATATTCCTGGTAATGGTAGACGGGTTAGAGGGGCTGTTAAAGAGAGATACTTAATCACTCTTGATGCGGATAACCCTGGCGAAGATTTCATCGTAGACCTAGATATGGAATTAGGCGGTATGGAATACGTACTGTATAGTACGCACAGCCACACAGCCGATAGCCCTCGCTACCGTGTCATTATCCCAGTAGATAGACCGATGACACCGGATGAGTATCAAGCAGTCTCGAGACGAATTGCAGATAACATCGGTATTGAGTTCTTCGACCCATCCACGCACCAGGCTGAACGCCTTATGTATTGGCCAAGCCATCCTAAGGATGTGGAGTACGTTTACCAGCATAGCGAAGGTTCACTTGTTTCAGTAGATACCTATTTGAGTACCTATAGAGACTGGCGTGATACGAGCCTATGGCCAACATCAGAGAAGGAATCACAAATTCGCCTTGATGCGGCCAAGAAGCAAGGTAACCCATTAGGGAAAAAGGGACTTATCGGTGCTTTTTGCCGGAGTTACAGTATCACGGAAGCTATCCATAAGTTTCTCCCTGAAGTCTATGAGCCTACAGCCGTAGAAGACCGGTACACCTATGTAGCCGGTAGCTCGGTAGGTGGTTTAGTTATTTACGACAACGATACTTTTGCTTACTCCAACCATGCAACTGACCCAATTAGCGGTAAGCTCGTCAATGCGTTTGACCTTGTCCGGATCCACTTATTTGGAGATAAGGACCCAGCAGATGAGACCAGCGTCACCAAACTTCCAAGCTACAAAGACATGATTGACTTTGTGAACGAAGACGGCGCAGCACCCATCCTGCTCGATAAGGAACGTATGGCGGATATGGAGTTCGAGGATATCACGGACGATGACGAGGACTTTTTATCGAAGTTAAAGCGGGATAAAAACGGTACTCCTGAATCTGATGTGTACAACTGCCTTGTAGTTCTTAAACAAGACCCCACGCTTAAAGGTAAAATCCGACTTGACGAATTCGCACACCGCTTAGTCGTGATTGACGACCTTCCTTGGCGTGGTAAGGACGAAACCCCTTACTGGACCGATACTGACGATGCATGCTTACGTAACTACTTCGCTACGAAATACCTTATCAAGGGTAAGGGCATCATCGATGACGCCCTCCAGGAGGTAACGCAAGATAATAAATTTCACCCTGTGCGTGAGTATTTAAAGGGGTTAACTTGGGACGGCGAATGTAGACTAGATACTCTCTTCATCGAGTACATCGGTGCCGAGGATACCGAATACATTCGAGCGGTTACCCGTAAATGGATGTGTGGTGCGGTAGCCCGTGTCATGGATCCAGGCGTTAAGTTTGATACGGCGATTGTATTATACGGCTCTCAAGGTCTTGGTAAATCATTAATCCTAGAACGCTTAGGCCGTAAATGGTTTAATAACTCACTCGTTGACATCAAAACCAAAGATGCCCTAGAACAAATTCAAGGTTCTTGGATAGTCGAACTTGCCGAACTGGCACCGACCTACAAGAACGATAATGAAATCGTTAAAGCTTTTATCAGCCGTACCTCTGACCGGTTCCGTTCTCCATATGGCAGACGTACCGAAGAGTACCCTCGCCAGTGTGTGTTCGCTGGTTCTACTAATAATCTTATGTTCCTTAAAGACCGTACCGGTAACCGCCGATTTTGGCCGATTACTGGCGATAAAGACCGGAAGACTAAGAACTCCTGGGACTTGTCAAAAGATGAAATTGACCAATTATGGGCAGAAGCGTTCGTGTATTGGTCTGAAGGCGAACCATTAGTACTTGAAGGAGCACTTGAAGAGGAAGCCCTTAGAATTCAATTATCCCATACAGAAGGCGGTGAACTCGTAGGCCTTATTGAAGAGTACCTCGACATGTTACTTCCTGAAGACTGGGAAACAATGGATATCTACGACAGACGAGATTACGTTGCTAATTATGGCGATGACGATCATTGTGGTTCAGTGCAGCGGGAACGAGTGTGTGCCCTTGAGATATGGTGTGAAGTGCTTGGCGGGGACAGGAAGAACCTGCAGAACGCAAAGGCTAGAGAGATTATTGACATCTTACAGTCAACGCCTGGATGGAACCCATACACAAAAGGGACAGGAAAAGCACGTTTTGGCAGGCTTTACGGCCCACAGAGAGCGTTTATAAAGGAAGGTACAGACCTCCTGTCAATGTGTAAACGTAAGTAGGTGTGTCCAATTATTTGAGGTGTGTCCAATTATTTAATAGGTATGAATGTTCGTAAAAATAAATATTCAAGCCTATACATCGATTAATTTTGATATAGTGCAATAATTGGACACACTAGACACGCTTGGACACACTAATTGGACACGGGGAAAAAGCAGATAACTGCTAATCTAAATAGTAATATGTGTCCAGTGTGTCCAATTATTTATATAAAAATAAAAAAATAAATATATGAATAATTGGGTGTATATATATAAGCGTAAAAAACGCAAATACGCGTATATATATATGTTGGGAAAAAATTGGGCACATCGGACACACCCCCTCCATAAATCCAGTATTGGTGCGGGTTCAAAGGCGTGTCCGAAGGTGTGTCCAATTATTAAATGAGAACGAGGTGAGAACGTGGAAAAAGACATCGAGCGATGGTTAGGAAATCAACTCAAAAAAATGGGGTGCATATATATGAAATTCGTGTCACCCGGAAATGATGGTGTACCGGATCGGATTATTGTACTTCCTGGAGGCGGTGTTATATTCGTCGAACTAAAGGATACAACCGGTAAGCTAATGGCTAACCAACGGGTTCAGATTTCTAGGCTACGAAAGCAAGGCGCTTTGGTGTTCGTCGTAACCGGGATGTCTGATGCCAAGTTATTTGTTGAAGATATGGAAAGGGCGATACATGGACTTTCATCCACACGAGTATCAAAGCATTGCAATACAACGAATCATTGACAATACCCATTACGGTTTGTTACTAGATATGGGGTTAGGTAAAACCATATCTACACTCATTGCGATTGACCGGCTTATGTATGATTACTTCGATATTAAAAAAGTATTACTCATTGCACCTAAGAAGGTAGCAGAGTCTACGTGGGCCCAAGAAACGCAAAAATGGAGTGCTACAAGACGCTTAACGGTGGCTAAGGTGTTAGGTTCCGAGAAGGAACGTATACAGGCTTTAGAGAGTGAATCTGACCTGTATGTGATCAATCGTGAAAACGTGCAATGGTTATATGAGTACTATCATAAGAAGAAATCGTTCCCCTTTGACATGTTAGTCATCGATGAGAGTTCTTCGTTTAAGAACCCGCAGGCAAAACGGTTTAAGGCTATTCGTAAACTTCGACCATTGTTTAAACGAATTGTCATACTAACAGGTACACCGGCACCGAATACGCTTCTAGATATTTGGGCGCAGATGTATTTACTAGATGGCGGTGAACGATTAGGCAAGACGATTACCGAATATCGTACCCGGTATTTTACACCGGACAAAACCAACGGGCACGTTGTGTATAGCTACCGATTACTGCCAGGCGGTGACAAGGCGATATTCAGTAAGATGCAAGATATCTGTATGAGCTTAAAAGCTAAGGATTACCTTACACTACCTGAACGTATCGAGAATGTCATCACAGTGGAGATGAACCCTAAAGAATGGGCACTCTATAAAGAGATGGAACGTGAGCACGTGCTTAGCTTAGTCGATGATGACGACGTAAGTGCACTCAATGCTGCAGCACTCGCCGGTAAATTGTTACAACTAGCGAATGGATCCATTTATAACGATGATGGTGAAATCGTAGTCGTCCATAATGAGAAGATTGAACGCCTGAAAGAATTGGTAGAAACGAATGAAGGAAAACCGATGTTAGTATTCTACAACTTCAAGCATGACCTTCAATCTATCAAAGAGGCATTCCCGAAAGCCGTTGAGCTTAAAACCGATGATGATGTAGCGGAGTGGAACAAGGGCAACATTCAAATGCTACTGGCCCATCCCGCATCAGCAGGGTACGGTTTAAATCTTCAGGCCGGTGGCAATATCATCGTATGGTATGGGTTGACATGGAGCCTAGAGCAGTACCAACAAGCGAATGCGAGACTACACAGGCAAGGGCAAACACAACCTGTGATTATCCACCATCTAGTCACTAAAGGCACGATGGACGAGCAAGTCATGAAAGCATTAGAACGTAAAGAAGCAGGGCAAGACGCCCTCTTAGAAGCTATTAAATATCGTAAAGAATTGTATAAGGAGTAGAACTATGCAAAAGAAATGTAGACGATGCGGAGACACATTCACAGTAAGAACACACGAGGACTATTGTCCTGAGTGTGAGAAAGTTATGACACCTCCTGGTGCAGGCGTGAGTAAAGAGTTAACCTGTGAGGGATGTGGCACAACCTTCATTCACAAAAAAGAAAAAGCGCAAGGTCGTTGGCCTAAATATTGCCCTGAGTGTCTACCTAAATATTCGAAAGTACCTAAGAAGAAAGATGTGCAGGCTATCGCTGAAAAGGTGGTGCAAACTATCGAGGAGCCTGAAGTGAAGGTCGTTGAAGAAGATGTTATCAATCATCCTTCACACTACACACTACACACGAGGCAAGATTGAGGTTATCGACTTTATCGAGGATCAACAACTTCCATATCATCTAGGTAATGTTATCAAGTACATCGCAAGAGCAGGGTATAAGGGTGACAAACTCGAAGACCTAAAAAAAGCGCGGTGGTACTTAGACCGGTACATCAACGAGGTAATGCAGCATGAGTGACTATAAGGAAAAGGCAACTGCGTATCTGCAAGATATCAAGTTGATAGCTATTCGTATTCAATCGCTACGGCAGGATATTCGTAAACTGCAGTATGACATCATCACCTTATCGGCGATTGATTATTCAAAAGACAGAGTATCAGGGGGTGGTACTCCAGTAGGTCTTGAAGGTGACGTGGCTAGACTTGTAGATACAGTGGACGCCAAAAAACGGGAGATAGCAAAGCTTATAGCCAAAAGGGAAGAAGCTAGAGCTTTAATTGAACAGATAGAATGTATACCAGGGCGTATCATATTATCGCAAGAATACATTAATGGGGCGTTCCCTAAGAAAGTACAATCGATGATATTTTACGAAAAAAGCAGTTACTTCAATTTAAAGAATAAAGCGTTGAACGAATTAGGGGAACTCCTTTCATAGTGGAGTACTTTGGAGTGTTTTGGAGTATTTTGGACTTAAATGAACCGACTTGACATAGTATAATGTAGTTGTGAAAGGTGTCATTAGTCATCTAACACAAATCCTCTCTTATACACAACTCGGCAAAAAGCACGGTGATGACGACCGTGCTTTTTGTTGTATGTAGCATGATAAATACAAGGGCCCGTATTTGTGATGTAGGCGATCGCGTAAGCTAAGGAGAGGGAATATGTAAAAATGAAATTTACCGCACAATGAAACCAGGGCGAGCCGAATTTGTCCACAGAATAATACTAAGCTTATACATTATGAGCTTGCCCTGTATCGTTGTACGCTGACATCTGATGACTAGAACTAGTAGTCCTCCAATAACTATATAGCCTAACAACAACCAACTAGTCATCGGATTTGAGCGTACAAAGTATTAAGGTGAGAAGGTATGAGCACAGAAGTCAAATGTATTAAACGTAAATGCCTGAATAATAAAAACGGCGTTTGCACAGCACAATTAATTGAATATGACGGCCTGTGTCAAACGTATATCACACACGACCACGCACACAAAAGTAATTGTGGATTATGTACTCGTTCGCACGGCCGATTTAAGAGAAACAGTCGTGATGTATTAAGATAGCCAGGAGGTGAGATAGTGGCTGCATTAGCAAATAAACGACATGAAAAATTTTGTCATGAGTACATCAAGGATATGAATGCGAAACAGGCTGCTATTCGAACTGGTTACTCTGAGAAATCTGCTGAGTCTCAATCTTCAAGACTGTTAAGGAATGACAAGGTTAAAAAACGGGTTGCCGAGCTCCGCGACGCCTACTTCAACGAAAACATCATGACAGCTCAGCAGGTCGAGTATGAGTTAACAAGGATAGCCCTGGGGCTCTCAAATGAAAAGCAAGTGGTTATCGAAGGTACAGGGGAAGGATGTTCTGAAGCCCGCATTATCGATAAACCGCCTGACGAGAAGTCAAGGCTAAAAGCCCTGGAGCTAATGGCTAAACGCCATAGAATACTCAGCGGTGATACGACTATCGATATTAAGCCTGTACTCATCGTAGGTGGTGACGATATTGCAGACTAACAGAGTGTACTTGCCGGATATCGTAGGCAAGGGATACGGTGCTTTTTGGCGATTCAAAGGCCGTTATAAAGTAGTCAAGGGCAGTCGTGCCAGTAAGAAGTCCTCCACGCAATCTCTAAAAGTCATTATGGAGATAATGGAGAACCCGTGCATAAACTGGTTAGTCGTTCGTAAGACAGAACGGACTTTGCGTGACAGTTGTTTCGCGCAACTCAAATGGGCTATGCGCCAGTTGAAGGTGGAGCGGTACTTCAAATGTTCCGTATCACCACTTGAGATAACGTATATCCCGACAGGACAGAAAATCTTATTTCGCGGTCTCGATGATCCTTTAAAGGTAACGTCCATTACTGTTGAAGTTGGTGCTTTGTGTAGGCTGTGGATTGAAGAAGCTTACGAGATTATGAGTGAAGATGCCTTCAACAGACTGGATGAATCTATTCGTGGGCAGTTGCCTGACGGTTTGTATCACCAGGTAGTCTTAACTTTTAACCCGTGGTCCGATAGGCACTGGTTAAAGAAGCGCTTCTTTGATGAACCCAGTGACAACGTGCTAGCCATGACTACGAATTACCTGTGTAACGAGTTCCTGAGTGAATCTGACTTAGTGTTATTCGAAGAAATGAAGAAGAATCCTAAGCGGTATCAAGTAGCAGGGCTCGGCAACTGGGGCGTTGTTGAAGGCCTGGTTTACGAAAACTGGAAAGAACAAGAATTTAGTGTTGATTATATTAGATGTCAAACCGGTATCAAGTCCGCGTTTGGCCTTGATTTTGGTTATACGGTAGACCCTACAGCGCTAGTGTGCATGCTTGTTGATATGGAGTATAAGAAAATCTACATATTCGATGAGCTGTACGAAACAGGGCTTACGAATCAACAATTAGCATCTCGTATCATTGATATGGGTTACGCTAAAGAGAAGATTCGAGCCGATAGTGCCGAGCCTAAATCTATCGAAGAGCTATACCAGGCAGGTCTAAAAGGGATAACCAGGGCACGCAAAGGTAAAGACAGCATATTAAACGGTATTCAGAGGATACAAGACTACGAATTAATCGTTCATCCAAGATGCGTTAATGTGCTGCGTGAATTATCCACGTACCAATGGGCGAAGGATCGCTTTGAGAAATACACAGGGAAACCTGAAGACGAAAATAACCATGCTATGGATGCTATGCGGTATGGTTTGGAAGATATTAATGTAGAAAGGTGGTCGTTTGATTGATATTATCTCAGCTATGGGACCGCATCATAAAAGGTTCAGCGACTATGTCGGAACGCGAGTTCCTTCAAGCACAGCTGCGTAATTTTCTAGGTAGCGAACAGCGTAAAACAATGTGTACTGCTATCGATTATTATGACGGTAAACATGACATTTTGAATAAACAACGCTACGTTGTAGGTGAAGGTAATACACGAATAGCCTTGCAGGGCGTTCCTAATAATCAGATTGTGGATAACCGATTTGATGATTTAGTAGACCAAAAGGTTAACTACTTATTGTCTAAGCCGTTGGATATTAACGCAGATGATGACGAGCTCGATAAGATGTTTGGTATTCAGTTCCAGCGTTTGTTGAAGTCTGTCGGTAAGTTCGCAACGATGGCGGGTAAGGCATATATTCATCCGTACATAGGAATCGATGGCACGCTAAAGTTTAAGATGATGAAACCGCATCAGGTTTTACCATTTTGGGCAGATGAGGAGCACACACAACTAGATGCGTTCTTGTACTTGTACGATATTGAGTACTATACAGGGCTAGAAACTAAGACCATTCATAAAGTGGAATACTACACACCGAATGGAATTCAGTATTACATATGGGATACTGAACGTTTACTTCCTGATCCTGATAAAGAAAACACTGCCAATTTTGCGATTGCCGATAAACCGTATAACTGGGAACGTATTCCTCTTATCATGTTCCGTGCGAATGAATTCGAGCAACCGCTTATCGTTAAGGTCAAATCCTTACAAGATGCACTTAACCGATTACTATCTAACTTCCAAGATAACATGGAAGAAGATATCCGCAGCACTATTTTGATTTTGCAGAACTATGACGGCGAAAATCTCGCTGAGTTCCGTCAAAATCTTGCATCGTATGGCGCGATTAAGGTTCGTACGGTTGATGGTGTCAATGGTGACGTGAAAGCCTTAAAAATAGAGGTGAATAGCGATAATTACCAATTACTGATTAATATTTTGCGCAAAGCTATTATCGAGAACGGCCGAGGCTTTGATGCTAAGGACGATCGTATGGCGAACAATCCAAATCAGATGAACATTATGTCGATGTACTCTGATATTGATTTAGACGCCAATGAAATGGAGCTAGAGTTTAAATCTAGCTTGCACGATTTGATGTGGTTCGTTAACACATATCGTGGTTTAACTAATCAAGATACAGTTGAAGAAGTGGACTTCATATTTAATCGTGACCTACCTATCAATGAAGGCGATACAATTAACAACTGCAAAAACTCCGTAGGTATTATCTCCAATGAAACCATTATTGCAAATCATCCGTGGACAACAGATGCTGCGGAAGAACTTGCAAAAGTAAAAAAGGAACAGTCCGAAGTAACAGCAGATTTTGTTGTACCGAACGGCGGTGAGGCAGATGGCGAATGATTATTGGGAGAAACGATATGAGCGGTTACTAGATGAATCGTTTCAAAAAGCGAATCTCACTGATGCGGAAATCAAAGCCAACTACGCCAGGGCGTTACGCAGGATAGAAAAGTCTATCAATGATTGGTATCGCCGGTTCGCCACAGAAAACGGACTTCAACTAGCCGAAGCAAGGAAACTTCTGAACGCCTACGAGATGAAAGCCTTTAAAATGGATTTAGCTGAATTCAAGGCAGAGGCTAAGAAACTCGGCGTATCTGAAGAACACCAACAAATGCTATCGAACGCATCCATTCGTGAGCGGTTAAGCCGTGAACAGATGCTGTATATCAATGTGGTTCACGAGCTCGAAATACTGGCTCAAAAGCAGAGTATTTCACTTAACGACTTATTGAAAGATGTGTATCAATCCTCCGCGTACAAGTCGGCATACACAGTGCAGACGCAACGCGGAGAGTACGCACCTATTAATACGATTGATAGTAAGCGTGTAGATAGCGTGGTTCACAGTCAATGGGCGAGTGATGGCAAGGACTTCAGTAGTAGGATTTGGGGCGATACAAGTAAGCTAGTAGCTAACTTGCAGAATGATTTCACTCAAGCCCTCATTATTGGGCAAGGGGCGGACACGATGGCAGATAATCTGCATAAGCGGATGAAGACATCATACAGTAACGCTAAGCGATTAATCGAAACAGAGACGGCACGGGTTCACGAGCAAGGGTTTCTTGATAGCGTGAAAGACCTGGACGTCGAGGAGTTAGAGATACTGGCTACACTAGATAGTCATACTTCTTCTATCTGCAGACACATGGATCGTAAACGAGTCAGAGTCGTAGATGCTAAACCAGGCGTTACCGTTCCGCCGTTCCATTGCTATTGCCGGTCAACTACAATTCCATATATCCCTGGACTCGAAGGAACTCGAACAGGTAGAAATCAGAACGATAAGAGTACTGATTTCGACGGAGCGATTACCTATGAGGAATGGGAAAAAGAATATATCAATTAGCAGCGGAAACGCTGCTTTTTTATTGCCATTTTAGTATTGTTGGGCGATAACTAACAAGACCGTAGCCGTGAGGTGTGGCTCACGAAAATAAAGCGAAATGGGTATTTTTTAAGGAGGTCACTATGACTAAGGAAGAATTGTTAGCACTAGGATTAACTGAAGAACAGACTGCTAAGGTCGTTGAAGACTATGGCAAGAATTATGTGTCTAAGGATCAATTCAATGCTAAAAATGAGGAACTCAAATCCGTAAAAGGAGAACTCACGACTCTTAACAGCGAGATTGATAACCTCAAAAAATCTAATGCGGATAATGCGGAGCTTGCGAAACAAATTGAAACGATGAAAGCTGATGCTGAAACTCGTAAAGCTGAATACGAGGGCAAAATCGCACAACTTGAAATCGACAATATTGTGAACGTAGCATTGTCCAACGCAAAAGCTAAAAACAACGTTGCAGTCCGTGCACTATTGGATTTAACCGATGCAAAGGTGAAGGACGGCAAAATCAAAGGATTAGACGAACAACTTGCTGAAGTTGCCAAAGCTAATCCTTATTTATTTGGGGAAGCGTCCGCCCCTAAAGGTGTAGCGCCTGGTAACCCTGGCGGTAAAGCACCAAGTGGCGCAGTAACTAAAGAAGACTTCGCTAAAATGACGTACTCTCAACGGGCGGAGTTATTCGCAAACGATGTTGAACTTTACCATTCATTAACAGGAGGAAACGCTAATGAATAAACAATTCTCTTTTAATTTACAAACATTCGCAGCAGGTCCTACGCAAGTTGCTAATGTAGTTAACCCTCAAGTAATGGCGGATATGGTATCCGCAGGTTTACCAAAAGCCATTAAATTTACTCCAATCGCTAAAATCGATAACACATTGACAGGCGTGCCTGGTAACGAAATCACTATTCCAGCATGGGGCTACATCGGTGATGCGGAAGACATCGCAGAAGGTGTAGAAGTAACCGCAACTCAAATGTCCACTTCCGTTGCTAAAGCTAAGGTTAAAAAAGCAATGAAACGCGTCGATATTACAGACGAAGCTAAATTATCCGGTTATGGCGACCCAGTAGGCGAAGCTACACATCAATTACGTTTGTCCTTGGCATCTAAAATCGACCAAGACGTAGTAACAGCTCTTGGCGGTGCGACTCTTACTGTAACTGATACAAAAGTTATTTCCTACGAAGGCATCGTTAACGCAGTAGATAAATTGAACGAAGAAGACTACGTTGAAAAATATTTGTTCGTAGCACCTTCTCAAATTACTGCACTTCGTAAAGACGCTAACTTCATTGATAAAACAAAATACGGCAATGACGTTATGATGACAGGCGAAATCGGTATGATTGCAGGCTGTCGTGTTGTAACATCTCGCCGCATCAATGACACAGGCGCAACTATTGATAACTTCATCGTTGGTGTAACTGCAGAAGTGGAAGACGGTACTCCTGTATTACCGGCTGTAACAATTTACATTAAACGTGACGTTATGATTGAAGCTGATCGTGTTCCTGAAAAAGGTTTGGACAAAATCGTTGCTAACGAACACTACACTGTTGCATTGACTAACCAATCCAAAGTTGTAAAAGCTACATTCAAAAAATAGTAGGTGAATAATATGACCACGAAAGAGACAGTTTTACAAATTCTTGAATCGTGGCTCGGGTATGATGCAATTTCTGATATAAATATCATTGAGTATATGATTGATGCGGAAACACAACATATCCTCAATGATATCAATCAGAAGGAATTACCTAGCGAATTACAGCACGTTCTCGTATATCGTGTAATTGGCAGCTATATCACCACAAACAAAAATAAATTGATTGAAGCCGACGGAGAAATGGCGAGTTCCATTAAAATGGGCGATACTGAAGTTCAATTTAAAGGAACAGACAAGGCATCCCGTCTCCAAGAATTGGCCACCGCTTTGAGTGGATATGGAAGGGGTGACCTGGCATGCTTCCGACGGCTAAGATGGTAGATGCTGCTAGAAAGCAGTTAGAACGATTATACGATTGTACGTGTTATGTTATCTCCGAAGTGGATGCAATGGACCCCGATACTGGAATTATGAGTAAAACTGCCAGTAGAGAGGGTCCTTTTGCTTGTAGAATTAGCTATAAAACTCTCTCTACAGGTCAAATCGCTGAGATTGCAAAATTTAGTACCACCGCGGTACTTTTCACCGCTCCGGATGTAATCATACCTAATGGGGCTCGAATCGAGCTTATAGGGCGAAATACGAAGCAACTTTTTCGCAGTGCCTCGATTTCTGCGCGATATGACACCCATCAAGAGGTGCAACTCGAAAATTTAGAGGTGCATTGACATGGGCGTTGAATTTAACATGGAAGATTTTGCTGAATTTAATCGAAGCCTGGTCAAACTGAGTCAATCAGGCAGCCTTCAGAATTTCAACAAGCAAGTTGTGAAGGAAATGGCCAGCGTGTATGTGCGTGAAGCTAAATTGAATACACCAGTCGGAAAACGATCAGTTAAATTCATGCAAAACGGCCAAGTACAAACAAAGTACTTTGATAGCGAGCATACTCGCCAATCGTGGAGTGTTGGTGGATATCGACTGGACGATAGAACCGGACGGGTTGAGGTGTTTAACACATCCTCTTACGCCTCGTTCCTTAATGATGGGCACCGGCAAGAAGTTGGGAGATTTCTTCCGTGGATAGGCCAATCTAAAGGCGGTGTTATGCAAGGTGGCAGACTGAAAAAGCCTTGGGTAGACGGTGCGTACATGCACGAAAAAGCTGAAAAGGCACTCAGTAAAAATGCTAAACGTATTATGGAAATTACATTAAAGAAATGGATTGAAAAGCATGGTGGATTCTGATGTATTAACAGCTGTATCTAAAGCCGTACATACGGCACTTAACGTGCCTATATACCTGGAATTCAAAGAAAACAATATGACATTCCCTTGCGCATACATTAAGGTGATTGAGCCTAGTATGAGCAGACATGTCGGTGATCTTTACAATACTTCTTTGGATTTAGACATCATGTATTACGCCAATAATCTTGATGTGGTTACTGATACGCGAAAACTCATTGATATTCCTAGTGTGCTGTACCTATTGCTTGAATTTGTACAAGTTGGGGAACGTACAATTATGGGCACTGGTATGAAGTACAAGATTTCAGATGGCGTGCTGCACTTCTTCGTAACGTATGAAAACATACTACGGAAAGTGGCCAAGCCTATCGAGCGTATGAAGCACATGGAATTAACAGAAAGGGTAAAAGATGGCAGATGAAAAACAAACAGTCGAGGTAACGACTGAACAACAATTTGATGCTTACGCTATCATTGCATCTGACAAATACAGACGGTATCGTGATTTACTCACTTGCCTTCTTAACGAAGATGAAATGTATACGGAAAGCGACATTGATAAGATTTTAAATCAGGCATTAACAACGCCTGTGAAAGGTTAGTGAAATATGGCATTAGGTGGTGGCACATTCTTATTCCACAATAAAGTATTGCCAGGTACTTATATTAACTTCGTATCCAAAGACCGAGCATATGCAGAAGTATCTGACCGTGGCTTTGGTGCGATGATGCTCTCCTTTGATTGGGGCCCAAGTGGTGAAGTGTTCCGTGTAGATAACGACACATTCCAAAAGGATTGCCAAAAATACTTTGGTTATGACTACGGCCATGACAAAATGAAAGGCTTACGTGACTTGTTCCGTGGCTTGAAAACTGGTTACTTCTATCGCTTAAACTCTGATGGTGCGCAAGCTACAAGCACAATCGGTAAAGCAAAATATAAGGGTATTCGTGGTAACGATTTGGGTGTATCTGTTCAAGCTGATCCAGATAACACAGGTAAATTTATCGTAACTACTTACCTCACTACAGGCGATGTTCGTAAAGCAGTAGATATTCAAAAGAACTTGAAGAATGCGACAGAACTGCAAGATAACGATTACATCGTATTCACTAAAACTGGCGCATTAACTACTACAGCTTATACTGCACTATCCGGTGGTACTAACGGCTCCACAATCACCGTTAAGAACTACCAAGACGGCATCGATATGCTTGAACCTTACTACTTCAATACGTTGGGTTACGCTGGTGCGGACGACACAATTAAGAACTTGCTTATTGCATTTACTAAACGTTGCCGTGAACAAAGTGGCGCTAAATTCCAATTAGTGATTCATGGTAAGACTGGGGTCAACTATGAAGGTGTTATCTCCATCCTTAATGATGTAACAGACGAAGGCGCTGAAAAAGGCTCTTTGGTGTACTGGACATTAGGTCAAGAAGCATCTTGCAATATCAACGCTACTGTAGGCAACATGATCTACGACGGTGAATACACAGTAAACGTTAAATACAAACAGTTCGAACTCGAACAAGCTATCAAAGATGGCATGTTTATGTTCCACAATGTCACTGACTCCGTTGGTGGTAATATCCAAGGCGACGTACGTGTATTGAAAGACATCAACACATTTACTGAATTCAGTAAAGTTAAAAACCGCGACTTCTCTCTTAACCAAGTCATTCGTGTATTGGATAACTGGGCAGTTGACGGCGCTAGATTGTTTAATAAAACACATCTTGATAAATCCCCTAATGACCAAGCTGGTCGTGAGTCCTTATGGGGCGACCTTGTATATCTTGCTGAGCAATACCAAAAAGTACGTGCTATCCAAAACTTCGATGATAAGGATATCCCAGTACCTACGCAAGGCGATAACAAGGAAGATGTATTGGTTAACGTACAATTACAGCCAACTGTGGCTATGGAAAAATTGTACATGACTGTTGTAGTAGCCTAGGAGGATAACGTATGGAAAATGAAATTTTAGATGCATTGAAAACGATGGATGCAGCTGACGTTGTTTCTTCTAAATTAGCGTCTTGCTATATCGTAGAGAACGGTAACCGATACTTACTGTTTCAAGCTAAAAAACTTAGCGCAAAAATTAAAAAGAATAAAGAAAAAGTGGCAATCTTGGGCCGTATCGGTGCGGGCAATAAGTCTACCTCCGTAGAATACAGCGGTAGCTTAACCATTTACCACAACACTGCTTTATTTGACAAGATGGTTGAAAAGTACTTGAAAACCGGCGTGGATACATACTTCGACATGCAAGTAGTTAACAACGATCCGACTTCTAAAGCTGGTCGCCGTTCTGTAATTCTAAAAGGTGTGAACCTTGATGAGTTAACAGCAGCAGAGTTCGACGCTGAAGGCAAATACATCGAACAAGAACACAACTTTACTTACGAAGGTGTTAAATACGTTCAACACTTTAATGAATTAGACGGGATGCAAGCCTAGTGCTTGCTCCCCATTTTTTTAGGAGGTTTTTACAATGGCTGAAAATTTAAGCGCATTCCTTAAACAAAACGTTGATGTAGTCAATGAGACTGAATACGTAGCATCTAAACGAATCAAAGTGAATGGCGAGCCTGTAGCATGGAAGATTAAAACATTAGCTACAGACGAAACAGAAAAAATGCGTAAGAAATACACTAAACGTATTACAGACCGCATCACTCGTCAATCTGAAGAACGCTTTGACGCGACTGCATACAACGAAGATGTGCTATCTAAGGCAATCACTTATCCTAATCTTTATGATGCGGAATTACAAGATAGCTGGGGCGTTACTGAACCGGTTGAGCTTGTAAAAGCAATGCTCACACCAGGTGAATACGCTGACCTTTTGGCAGCAGTAACAGAAGCCCAAGGCTATGATGTAGGCATGGAAGATAAGGTAAAAGAAGTAAAAAACTCCTAGAATCCAATGAAACAGAAACGATGTTCGCATATTTGGCATTTGTTAAATACCATATGCGACCTTCTGTTTTTGCGGATATGGACATGAATGAAAAGGCTGTAGTAATTGCCTTTATTCAGCAACATGCCAAAGATGAGCAAGAAGAAATGAATAAGGCGAAAAGGGGGTAATGAATGGCTACACTTTCTAACTATATAAGCCTCTCTACTAATATTCCTAATGCTATGAACGCAGCCGCAAACGCAACAACTAAGGCCTATCAATCCATGAACACGCTACATAATAAGATGAACGGTGTATCGAACGCTAGTGAAACGCTAAAAGCCAGCATGGGCGGTATCATGAACAGCTTCGCCGGTAATCTGTTGGCTAGTACCGTGATGAATGGAATTGGCGCTATAAAAGGTGCCATTGAATCGATTCAAGATACTGCTACAGAATGGGCACAGGTGCAAGCTCGCCTTAAATTGGTAGCCGGAAGCCAGGAAAATGCTATTTACCTAAATAAGCAGATATTTGAATCTGCACAGCGTGCAAGAGGCGGGTATTTGGAAATGGCGGACGCCGTAATCCAGGTATCTCAATCCGCACATGATGCGTTCCCGGACCCAAGAAAAGCCGTTGAATTCATGGAAGGTATCCAAAAGGTATTCGCTATTGGTGGTGCATCAAAAGAAGCACAAAAGAACGCTATGCTTCAGTTAACGCAAGGTCTAGCATCTGGCCAATTACAAGGTGACGAGTTCAGGTCTATTGCTGAAAACGCGCCTATGATTGAAAACATCATTGCTAAATCTATGGGCGTATCTCGTGGCGAACTTAAGAAGCTAGCTTCTGAAGGCAAGATTACTGCTGAAGTAATTAAAAACGCTATTATGAATAACTTGCCTGAGATTGAAAAGCAGTTTGAATCGCTTCCTAAAACTTGGGGTGATCATATGCAGTCGATTAAGAACAAAGCTATTCGGGCGTTCGAGCCTGTGTTCCAACGAATATCCGACCTTGCTAATAGCGAGGGCGTCCGTGAGTTAGTGGATAACGTAACAGGAGCTATCCAAACGGTAGCACCGGTATTCTATTGGCTCGTAGGTGTTATCGGTGAAACGATTAATACTGCAGTATGGGCATTTAACACGTTATCTAACTTTGTTAGACAGCACTCGTCTATCATGTATACAGCAATGATAATACTGGGCGGTGTAATGGCGTTTTATGCGATTCAGGCTGGTATAGCGGCCGGAAGAACGATTCTCGCTGCAGGTGCTATGGCAATTAAGGCCGTAGCAGACTGGGCTGAAACTGCTGCCCTTTTGGCAATGATTGTAGCTCAAGAAGGATTGAACGCTGCATTATATGCGTGTCCGTTAACATGGGTAATCGGTTTAATTGTTGCAGTTATAGTCGTAATCTACTTAGCCGTAGAAGCTATTAACTATTTCTGTGATGCGAATATTAGCGTACTAGGAATCGTAGTTGGCGCTTTTTGGGCGTTTGGTTCCGCTATTTTCAATGTGTTCGCATTGGGATGGAACATCATCGCAGCATTTGTTAATTTCTTGGCCAACGTATTTAAAGACCCGTTACATGCAGTCGCTAACTTGTTTATCGATATATGGAATGGTATTTGGCAATTCGTGAAAGCTAGAATTAACGATATTATCGATGCGATTAATAAAATTCCTGGTGTAAATATCGATAAAGTAGGAGGGTCTACTGGTGTATTAGAACGGTTCGAAATTGCCGGCGGTGAAACTACCGTCATGGGCAAGATGGATTATTCTAGTGTTACTGGAGCTTTCGGCGAAGGCTATAACATTGGGGCTAACCTTAGCCTAGGTGATTTAATGCCTAACATGCCTGGTGTTAAAACTCCTCAAGAGTTTGACGCTAGCAAAATTACTCCAGGTGCTGATCATGATGCGGCCGATAAGACTAAGAAAAATACAGGTAAGACTGCCAAGAACACGGGCAAGATTGCCAAGTCTATCGACATGACAAATGAGGAAATCAAGGCACTCCGTGAAAGCGCTATCGATAAGTCCTTGAAGAAATGGCAAGATGCCAATGTAATTCACATCCAAATGAATAACGATGTGGAAATTAACAACGGCACTGACCTAGATGGCTTTACAAGTCAAATCTCAAAAGGCTTGAAAGATGCATTTGCTATTCAAAGGGAGGGAATCTAAATGTATTACTTCTATATGGGGACGATGCAGATACCGATTCCCCCTAAAGAATTAACCACTACTATCAACGGCAAGAACGAAACAATGGAACTATTGGGGAAAGGCGAAGTTAACGTTATTAAACCCGCAGGGCTTACTGATATTGCTTTTAAATTCTTGTTGCCTAACTCTGATTATCCATTTAATGAGTCCTTGGTCTTTAAGTCTAAGAAGGCTAAGTACTACATCGATGAACTCGAAAAGCTTAAAACTACAAAGACGATCTTCCAATTTATCGTAGTTCGAATGAAACCAGGCGGACAGATGCTAGCTATGACTAACATGAAGTGTACGCTTGAAAACTACGTTATAGAAGAAGACGCAGATAACGGCTTTGACTCGTATGCTAGCGTTACATTGAAACAGTGGAAGCCTTGGGGCGCTAAACGAATTGAAGTGAAGACCGACAAAGACGGTACTGCAAAAGGTAGCGTTAAGTCGGACAGACCAACTGACGGTAAGGTAGCAGCATCTACTGCTAAAGTATCCAAAGGACAGACTTTACAACAAATCGTTAAGAAGCAGCTAGGCAATACGGATAACCTCTTCCAAATTGCAGCACTTAACAAAATCGCTGTACCGGCTATCTTGGGAGTTGGCCAAATCGTCCAGCTTAAACGTGAGGGTAATAACGAATGGCTATAGATGAAAAGAAAATGGTCGAAAAATCTCAAATCAATGGCACTATCATTCCGTTACCCATGCCAACTCAACTTCACTATGAGCTAACCATCAGAAATAAAAGCACAGGTGATTTATGGCTCATAGATCCCGAAGACGGTGTACAAATTACGAGAGCAGTTGACTGTGTTCCAAGTAAAATGACATTCAAAGTGCCTAAAGACCCTAACCTCAATTTTGAAGAAGGTGACACAGTTAAGTTCACTTTAAACGGTGGGGCGGTGTTCTTTGGGTACGTCTTTGAGAAACAGCGTGACGGTAAGAATTCTATATCAGTTACTTGCTATGATCAGATACGCTATCTCAAGAATAAAGACTGCTATGTTATCGGGGCTATGACGGCGACAGAGTTCATCAAAATGGTGGCCGATGACTTTGGTTTGAAATGTGGTTATATGGACGATACCGTATGGAAAACTCCGGAGAAACCTCAAACCATATTCAAAGATAAGTCACTGCAAGAAATGATATGCCAACTACTCGATAAAACGGCCATATACACTCCTAATCATGCGTTCTACCATTTGTACGATGATGCGGGCGAGTTACGGCTAGCATCGTTTGAGACTATGAAGACAGATATTTACATTGATGACGAGTGTATGGAAGACGTGCAATATACGACTTCCATAGACAAGGAAACATACAACTATGTAAAAATCGTCCGTACAGTCCCAAACGGTGCATCAAGTAAGTTGGAGAATACATTCATAGCCAAGGACGATAAGAACATCGAGAAATGGGGCAGATTACAGTATCTGCTCATTCCTAAAGAGAAGGACGTCAACGCAGTAGCGCAAGCCAAGGCAATCATGGCCCACAAAAACAAGAAAAGCCGTGAGATTAAATTAAAAAATGTCATTGGCGATGTGCGTGTGCGTGGTGGATCCTTGGTGTACATTAATCGAAACTTTGGCGATATGATTGTTAATAATTACATGATGGTAACATCTGTTACCCATACGTTTAAAACAGGATTTCACGGAATGGATTTAGATTTACGATACGTTGATAATGATGCAGCTTATGAAGTTGCTAAAGACGAAGATGCGGAAGCGGTTAAGAAGATTGAAGCTGCTAAGAAGACCAAAAGCTCCGCAGTCACTACTGGGGCAGGAGGTACAGCAGGTCAAGTCGATACAGCATTCAGTTCTAACGACGGCCGAGTATCCCAATATGGTAGCCAAGGATGTGCGGACACAGTATGTGCTACGGGGTCTTGGTACAATTCTGATTTGAAAGATGAGTACAACAAAGGCACGGCAAGGGTTGATACACTTCGTCAAAATCTCGAGGCTAAAGGTTATACAACGGAACAATTCAACGGCTACGCTAATAAAGGCGACTTGTTGATTTATGGTGATGATGAGCACGTTGTTATTGCCGATGGCGCGGGCGGATGCTTTGGTAACTCTTCTAAGCGTGGCTATGCTATGAAATACGGCAACGCAAATTATGCATGGCATAATGACGAAGCACCAACTAAGATTATTCGAATGGGGGCTAAATAATGGATAGCGAGTACATGAAAATCGTTAACACGATTAAAGAAATAGCGAGCACCGTTATATCAAACGGCGAACCTATGGAAGTAATCGTCGGCGAAGTTGTCAGTGTGTCACCGCTTGCTATTAAGATTGACCCTAAGCTAACCGTACCTGAAGAGAATATTATTCTTACCAAAAACACCTGTGAATGGACTATGGAGATGAGCGTTGATCATGTTACAGAAAACCGAGCAGGCGGCGGAGGTATGGCTGAATTTGCAAGCCATAACCATGACTACGTAGGCCGTAAGAAGTATCTCGTTCATAACCAATTAGTAATGGGTGATAAGGTCATTATGCTGAAGGAAACCGGCGGACAGCGTTACATAGCCTTAGACCGCTGGTATAACCCAAATAGGGGGTGCACGACTAAGTAATGGCAGATAATTTACTATTACCAAAACAAAGTAACGATGCCCTTATTCCTGATACAGTGAATTATATTGAACCTTCGCACACGTATGATGTTGATTTTAGAACGGATAGCCAAATTAGAGGTTATGCAGATAAGTTGCGAGCTATGGAGCAAGCGATTTATAAAATCATTAATACGGAGCGATACCAATATATTATTTACAGTTGGAATTATGGCATCGAACTACAGGACTTATTCGGTCAGCCAATTCCGTATGTGTACGCTGAGTTACAGCGTCGTATAGAAGAGGCTTTACTGAATGACGACAGAATAACTAAAGTATACAACTTTGATTTTAGCCACGAAGGTGGTGACGTCATGGTTGAGTTTGATGTAGATACCATCTATGGTACGCTACAAAAAATCAAGAAAGGGGTGAAAGGTATTGTATGAGCATATGACGGCCAATCGAATTGAAAAACGAATGCTCGATAGAGTTAAAGATGAATTCGATCGGCGCGAAGGTAGTGTTATATACGATGCTACAGCTCCGGCAAGCGTTGAGTTTGCAGAACTATATATCCTAGCCGATGTGATTCTGAAACAAGCGTTTGCAACGACCGCAGACCGGGAATTCCTAATACTTCGTGCTGCGGAGTTTAATATTTACCCGGAACCTGCAACGCAAGGCGAATTTGAAGCTCAGTTCAATATGGAAGTACCGATTGGCTCCAGGTTTAATTACAATGAATACAACTTTGTTGTAACAGAGGTAATCGACGACGCGGAACATAAGTACAAACTTAAATGCGAACAGTACGGACGCACTCCTAATGCAACCACAGGTGATATTACGCCAATCCAAGGTATTAATGGCCTTACCTCTGCTAAGATATTGAAGAATATCACGCCTGGCGAAGATGAAGAAGACACAGAAGTATTCCGAAAACGGTACTTTGATGCTTTGAAATCAAAAGCCTATGGCGGTAATGGTGCGGATTACAAGGAAAAGGTATTAGCTATCCCTGGCGTTGGCGGTGTTAAAGTATACCGTTGTTGGAATGGTGGCGGTACAGTTAAGTTAGTCGTTTTAAATAGTGACTATAAGCCGGCAGCAGATGAACTGATTAAGGAAGTAGAGAACGTTATAGACCCTGCACCGAAAGGCAAAGGCTATGGGCTCGCTCCTATTGGTCATACTGTAACAATCGAAAAGGCTGACCCGGTAACGATCAACTACCGAATTGAAGTGACTATGATGAGCGGGCACAATATTAACGAAATTCAAACCCTTGCAGAAAACGCTATCAAGCAACGATTACTTATCCGTGCTAAAGAATGGTGTAATCAAGACGAGAAGGAGCATGTTATTCTTCGGACTAGTCTTGTAACGGCTTTAATGGTTGAGCTTCCTAACGTTCTTGACGTCGGTAGGATTACTATAAATGGTGCTTCTGTTTCAAAACTCGAATTGAAGGATAATCAAATCCCAGTAGTAGGGACGATTACTTTGGTGGCAGTATGATTACAGACTTTGGGATTTTTAAACGGGATATTGATATCTCACAATTCGCCGTTCCGTTAACTCGAGATTCTCGGGATATCCAAGAAGTCTATCGAGTAGAATCTGCAGAACTGCAACTGCTATGGGATATCATGCTGGATATCTTTAAGGAAGAATACATCTATACCGCCGCAGATTACGGACTTGAAGCGTGGGAACAAATATTAGGCATCAATCCTCCGGATTTGACAGATACAGAAGGACGCAGAAGTGAAATACTATCAGTATTAATCGGTCAGCGTCCTTTTACTATGCCAAAGGTACAGGAAATGCTTAACTTTAAGTTTGGCAATCATGTAGTAACACACTCTGTTAACTCCGATAGATATGAGTACTGGTTAGATGTAGTAGATGGCTTTGAGACTCAATTAAACAATATCATTGATTACGTTGAGCCGTTAATACCTAAGAACTTAATCATCAAAACTAAAAGTACTACAAACCTTAACGGCGAAATATACATCGGCGCTATCTCCGATGTATATGAATCCTTCCATGTCGGGGCTGCATTAGATAAGTTTGACTTCAAAGTAGGCTCTGACATTAATATAGGCATGAGCTTCGATGTATTAGAAACAATTAAAGTATAAGGAGAACACATGGCTTCTATTTATCCAAATACACGATTAACCAATTATGGCCGTGAGTTAATCGCAAGATCGCAAGCAACTGGTAAGAAGTTGCAGTATATTAAATTAGTTACTGGGGACGGCCAACTCGATAATCAAAATATCGATACTATGACCTCTGTACTAGCCCCAAAATTAGAGTGCCCTTTCACTTCGGGCGGTGAATTCGTAGGCGACGGCCAATTTAGAATTGAGTTTGCTGTTGGTAATAGTACAGTAAATAGCGGGTTCTTCGCTAGGGAGTTGGGCGTTTACGCTAATCTCGCGGGCGAATCTGATTCCGCTGCTAAACTCATTGCTTATAGTAACGGCGGGAACTACGCTTCCTATATTCCGTCCAAAGAGACACCGATTAATTCTAAAGTGTTCTCTTTAGATGTTGTTATTGGTAACTCTACGAATGTAACAGTTAAGAAGATTGATGCGGCATACCTCACACGAGGAGCATTGGATTCTCATAACCGTGATACAAGTGCACACACCAATATCACAGACCAAATTAAGGCAATTCTCGGAAGTGCGAACTGGAACGACTCCCCGGCCAGTACACTTGTTACAATTAAAAACTTATTAGGGCAAGGCGCTATCGTGGCATCTAAGCTCGACGCTAATGCGGGGTTTGTAAAGTTCGCTAATGGTTTCACTATCCAGTGGGGAGTAGGCGGCCAGGATAACGTGACCAAAAGTGAAGTAAGATTCCCAATCAAATTCGCAACGATATTTATGGCCTACGCCATTGATGCGTACTGGTCCGGCTCTGATACACCTAGATACTTTGCTACTTCCGTGTCTGAAAGCAACTCCACTAAGGCCGTATTCTCGGCGAGTGATAGATATGCTGCTTCTTATTACTGGGTTGCTCTAGGGATTATCTAGTTACCTATGATAATGAACATAATCTGATCACCAACGCCTTGCTGTCCTCTATAGTCACTATCCTTATATGTTAGCTGATTTCTAGAAGTCGATAAAATGATTTCAGAAAATGAATAATCACCGTTATATCTTGCGGTAGAAACGGCGATAGTCTTGTTACTGAACTCTACCGGGTAGCGCACAGTCCAAGGCTTAGGTTGATTATAGGCGTTAAATAATACCCACTGGATATTAATTCTTCCCTACGGCCATCCAAACAAAACTACCTGTGTCCGCTCTGTCGGTTAAGAATCGGATGGTGTTTCTATTAGCTTGAGAGAACCCACTGTTCCAAGTAATAAAACATTTTGCGCCGGAGGTATCAACACTAACAGAGTCATCGGTGGCTAATGCAATTAGCACAGTGCCGCTGATTGGTAGTGAAATATCTTTATAGTATCTATTGGAATCAAACCAAGTTATTCCCCACTGGGGAGCTACTTTAACAATTCTATGGTCTTGCGTAGCTCACGAATAGTCTTATGCGTGTATACCCTGGTAGTGATATCGCCTTGTTTATGGCCTAACAAGGAACGTAAGGCATTAGGCGGTGCGACCGCATCAAGGAGACTTGCGAATGTGTGCCTGGTGTCGTGGATAGTATGCTTACAGTTAAGTTGTTTCATAATATCCTGGAAATGCTTACGGAATGATGTGTAGCTGATAGTGAATAGGTAATCGCTAGTATGTAGTTGCTCTATTATAGGCATGATGAGGTGATGAATGGGAATGATACGACCTTCACCGGCTTTAGTTTTGGCGTGTCTTACGATAAGGTATGATGATCGTCTATTGATATCTTGCCTACGTAAGTTAAGGAGCTCACCTATACGTAGTCCGGTGTAGAGCAGTATTAAAATCATGCGGGAATAAGAAGAATCTATTGCCCATAATTTGTTGATTTGTTGGCGAGTGAATACTCTTCTCTGAATCGTTGGTATATTGGGCCCTAGATTTAAGTGTAAGGCGTAATTAGTGATAGGGTAATCTTTAATGATTGCGTAATTAAATAATTGATTAAGTATCGTGCGGACTTTCTTACAAGATGAGTAGGAAAGTCCTTTTACGTGCATGGAATTAATCACATTTTGAAGGTGCTGAAAATGAATATCCGTGATAGGCATATCCGCTATGTTGGATATGTGTTTAAAAGCAATGTGATAAGACTTAACAGCGCTATCAGAAATAGACTGAGAGTGAATAGGCAGCCACTCGTTAAATAGTTGCCTTAAAGTAATGGTATTGCGTTGTCTACGTTTTAGCATAACAGCGTAACGGCGCATAATTTCACCTCCGAAAGGATACGACTATGAATCAATATGTATTTGTGTTAAACGAAATGGGCGAACGAATTACGTCCTATGTTGATAATACAGTAACGCAAGAGCAGTTGTTAGCAACTGCAAAACAAGAATGGCCAGATGCAGCGGATTATATTTACTCTGCAGATGGTGATAGCATGCTTGATGAATTTATGAAAGGTAAATTCTATGTAGACGGCAAGTTTGTCGAACCTGCTCCGTATGTTCCTACCAAGGAAGATAAGATTAATGAGATTAAATCTGAATACGAGCCGCGCTTCAAATCCTTAGAAGAGGCTCAGCGCAGATTGTTATTAATGGGAAAACCTACTGGGGCCATTAGTGCACAATATATCAAATTAAATACCGAAATGGTAACACGTATTAAGGAGGTACAATAATATGCCTAAATATATCGGAGAAAGTAAAGTACCTGTTATGGAATTTTGTGAGTACTGCTGGGAAGTGCTTAACGAAGACGGAACATGCCCAACAGAGGGCTGTGTCCATAATGATTTAATGGACGAGGTACACGAAGATGAAACTACCAGTCCTACACAACTTTAATGCAATTAAAGGGGAAGTGATTTCTCTTAGCATTGGTTATAACAATGTTGTTGCAAGTGAAAGTTTGTTCGCCTGTGTTCGTAAATATTCTCCGGACGAAGAATATAAAGCTAAGTTCGATATAGACGTGTCTACCGACGAGCTAGAAAACGATGAAGCATCTAAAATCACTCTTTCGTTGGATACAAATGCCCTAGCAGTCGGTAAATACCAATGGGACTTATTTATTTGGAATGGCGACCACCCTATCAAATGTCTAGTTAAAGGACAAATTACTATAGTCGAAGGCGTTAGCAATAGGGGGAAATGATGGACGAACTACACATTCACGAAGATAACGAAACGATCAAAGTTAAGGACAATACTCAAATCGTTAAACTACAAGGGCCGAAGGGTGAACCAGGAGAGCAAGGGCCTCCTGGTCCTCCTGGACCTCCAGGCGAACCTGGACGAAATGGTATTGACGGCGAACAAGGGTTGCAAGGTATTCAAGGACCACCTGGGCCTCCTGGTAAAGACGGGGTTAATGGCGACCCAGGTCCTAAAGGTGAACCAGGTAAAGACGGGAAACCGTTTACTTACGATATGTTCACACAAGAACAATTGGAGAGTTTAAAAGGCCCTAGAGGTGAACAAGGACCACCAGGACCACCTGGCACTGGTGCTAATGTAGATTTATCCGCTTATACAACTAAACAAGATGCCGAAAATATTTATCTAAAAAAAGTTGATATAAGAAATTACCTTACTATGCTAGGCGACCCCAAATATGCACTTAAAACAGAATTAAATAATTATTTGTCTAACACAGATGCGACTAATAATTACGCTCAAAAGGGCTGGGCGTCTCAAACATTCGCCTATAAGAACGATTTAGGTACTTTTATTAAGAAAAACGAGATTGCTCAATATGCATTAACACCTGGCGATGCTTCTAGTCGTTACGTTAATAAATTAGAGGGGCAGTCGTTCGCTCAAAAATCTGAATTAAGTGAGTATGTTAAGAAAGCAGAAATTAATCAGTATGCATCAAGTACACAAGGGCCACCAGGCCCTAAAGGGGAACCTTTTAAATATTCTGACTTCACGCAAGACCAACTTAATGCACTTAAAGGACCAAAGGGTGATAAAGGCGAACCATTTAGATATTCTGATTTTACGGCAGAACAATTACAAGCATTAAGAGGTCCGAAAGGCGACCCTGGAAGCGGTGGTGGACAAGTAACTTCGCAACCAATCGAAATATACGAAGTTGTATGGGGAACGGCAATAGCAGGTGAGCGAGGTGCGGATAGAGGATATTTAGCATATGATCCACTTACAGGTTGGGGGTACTTGCATTTTGACTTTAAATTGACTGCCCCTTCCGGTAATGGCAACGTGGTCGCATCGCTTCCACCAAATTCGCCAGTTGCTGTACGACTAATAGAAAAAAGCGTTAATGTAAATAACAATAGTGTTTATGTTGAACGAAACAGTCGTATGATTAAGGCTTGGGGTGTACCGGCAAACACTCGGTATATTATTGACATTATTGGTTATTGGAGAAAGGGGTAAATAATGTGGACTTGGCAGTTTGAGTTGAACGACATCTTAACCACTCTTACAATTGTAGGTGTGGTTGCAGGTGCTGGATATAGATTATTAATTATTCCGTTGCTACAACAGTTGGACTCACAACGTATGCAAGATAATCTTATCTTTCAAGAAAAATGGGGTGTTCTTACTGACACGCTTAAAGATTTGAAAGATGAAATTAAGTTATCACGTGCAGAGCGAATAAAAGCTGAGAGCAAGCAAGTGTTGTTGTCAGCAAAAGTTGAAGCATTAGAAGTGCGTGTTGAGGATATTAAGGATGAACTTCATGAACATACCTCAAAAGCTCATTAATTCAATTAAACAATCTTATAAATCTGTGAGGGTGGCTAACATCCACCCAACAGGTATTTTAGCTACTCGGGCGCTAGTGTTTATTATGCTAGTGCCTATTTTATTGGTGGTCACTCAATATGTTATGTCCTTTATTAGTGGGTACGTGTCAGACGAAGCGAATAAGCTGATTAATGTAGGCATCAATATTATTGACCACATATTCATACCTAGTGTCTTAACAGCCATTGTAGGCTTCTTAGGGCTTTGGGTAGACCAAAATAATAATGGTATTCCCGATAGATTAGAAGAGGAGGATAAACGATGAAAGTATTTATTAACCCTGGCCACGATATTAACTTAGATAGTGGCGCAGTTAACCCTGTATATGGTACGCGTGAATGTGATGTGGCACGTGATGCGGGCAAAATGTTGGCGTGTTACTTGGAAACAGCAGGATGCGAAGTACGTACGCTTCAAGATGATGATTTAGGCCTAGTATGTTCTGAATCTGATTCTTGGGGCGCAGATATATTCGTATCACTTCATTGTAATGCGTTTAACACGGAAGCTCGCGGAACTGAAACACTGTATAAGTCTTTTAATGGTCAACGATTGGCCAATGATATTCAAAGCCAAATCATCCGCAGCATTAATACTGTAGACCGTGGCGTTAAGAAACGTGACGACCTTTGGGTGTTAAATGGCACGGATGCAACTGCAGTATTAGTTGAAATGGCATTCATTGATAACGAAGAAGATCATGCTATGCTATCCAACGACCTCGATACTATCGTACGTGCCATTGCTAGGGGGATTACTGACTACGCAGGAGGGGTATAATGTATGACAAAATCAAAGTTTTACTTAATAGCCTTAGTTACCGCCATGCTGTTATCGGTGGTATTGTGCTCCTCTCCGTCTTTTGCTGCTGGTACATCTTCCACGAGCCAAACGGAAGCAACAATCACGATTCCCTTAACACAGTGGAACGAATTGAAAAGCAACAACGAGAAAGCCTTGAGCTTAATCGAGACATCCAGCATGCCATTGACCGAGGCTCAGACCTTAGTCATGAAGCAAAAGAACGAATTGACCGAAGCACACAATACAATATCGACATTGGAAACAGAATTGATGAAAGCAAAAATGCTATCCATGAAGCAAGAAGTTACCTTAAACGAAATGTCGAACTCATTGACCGAATTGAAGGGGCAAATAGAGAACGACAAACGAACAATCAAACGACTACGGATGCAACGCAACCTATCTCAGATGGTGGGAGCGGGAGCAGTGATTGGAGTAGTGATTCATCGGTAAAGAGGTGATCCAAATATCTCCCTAGCCTTGCGAGGGTGGACGTAAGGCAAGCCCCAGGTAAATACTACCTGGGGCTTTTTGTGTTTGACATCATTTTGACATCAATTTATTAAAAAAATATATAGAAATATAGGTAAATAAGAAAATATAAAATGCAGTAAAATACTGTATTTATAGGATTTGCCATTACCTATATAATTAACTCTTAATCAGGGTGTCCAGGGTTCGAACCCCTGGTGGTCCACCAAAATAAACCCGCACTACTGTGCGGGTTTTTCTT